GATAGTGAGACTCTTAGTTGTCCAGAAGCTCCAACTGCGCCAGATGCATAGACAACTTGACCCTTATTAAGAGTTGCGCCAGTATTGTTTATAACTTCCTGTGATATCTTAGATGCTGCTGTTACTGTTGCTGAGGCAGCAGAAAGAATAATTCTATTATTGGCATCATCATAGGTAGCGCTTACGTTTGTATGTAGGTTATGGGTAAATAAACCAGCTACATCATCTTGAGCTTTTTCAACACTATTGTCTATTACTTTCCAGGCCTCACCGTTCCAGATATAACCTTGGTATACCTGGTTTAGTGTCGGGTTAGAAGGGAAAATTGTAGCCATATTCTAATTATACCTCATCCTATATATATTTCAATCCTAGATAACCAAAACATCTGCTTCTTCAGCAGTTAATGGTTGTCCAGCAATTAATTTAGCTTTTGCAGATGCTTTAAGTTCTGCTAATGCTTGTTCAGATGCAGCTTTGGCTGCTTCTGCTGCCTGATATTCTGCCTGCATAGATTCACGTCCTGCAATTTCTTCAGGGGTAAGAGTAAGAACCTGTTGTTCTCCAGTCTCACAATTTACTACAATTTTAGTTAAGTCTGACATTATTTCTCCTTTCTTTATGCATTAGATATTCCGTATAGATAAGCGGTACTATATTGTGCGAAGGATGTTGCTTCGCTGGTTAGCTTAATGCTAGTGATAGCATTAGTTAAACCCCATAACCCAGAAACTATTTGTGCATAAGCCTCAGCAGTATTGTTTTCTTCAACATTATCTTCAGAAGTAGACTTAGGACTAGATGAGGTATAGTTAGGAATATAAATCTCTGAATTACAAAATGTGGATCCAGTATTACCAGCAGTGGGATGATTATTTGTTACTCTTATAAAAGACTGCCCCGTAGAAGAACCACTTATGGCCCCAGTACCTGAACCCCTTAAATTTCTAAAAGAATAATTTGATTCTGTACTATTATTAAATATCATCTGTGCTCCACCACCGTGAGCACCAGCAGCCGTACTTCTTAAAGATAATTTAAGTACTAAATCGGTATAGTTTTGAGGTATAGAAGTAAAATCAATAGTTGTGGAGCCTCCCGATCCTACTGTTACTGAACTAATAAGTTTATAGGTTGCCATTATTCCGCCTTAATTCCATATAGTGTAAAGGTTGATCCTGAACCAAAACTTCCTCCGCCTTCAGGGAAAACTGTTAGTGATGTGATAGGGCTAGTACTTCTCCATAAATTAACAAAAGCAACTGTACCACCGCTCCGAGAATCTCCGCTCCTACTTAAAATTGTTTTAAATGTTGTGCTATTTGAATAGTTTTGAATGTCGGCTTTAGTGTAAGTACCGTTAGTTTGTATATTATTTCCAAATCTTGCGTATGTTTTGTTTGATTCTCTATTACTAGCAGCCGCCGAACCATTACCCGCAATTTGTGTATAAGAATAATTAGAGCCTGAATCAGAATTAAATCGCATAGATAATCCAACATCAGCAGTTGGTGATTTTGTCCAACACACTAAAACTAAATCAGTATAAGTTCCACTAATAGAACTAAAGGTAACTGTTTCCTGAACACTACCTAAAGTGGTTGTTGCTATATTTTCATATGTAACTGTCATTATGAACCCTTAATTCCGTATAGAGAAAACGTTGAATATTGAGCGTAGTTAGTTGTATAAGTTGCATCAATATTTAAAGTTATTTTTGTAATAGCGCTAGTACTTCTCCAGTTGCTAGATGAAAAATAAACTGTTCCTGTACTATTGTTTTCTGCGCCATTTAATGAACGAACAGTTTTAAATTTATTAGTATTCGCATAATCTAATATATCTAATATGCCAACGCCAAAAATTGTTGAGCCCCATCCGTCCAAGCCAGGTATAATAACTTCATTCATGTATGTTTCTCCAACATTAGCTCCAGCAGCAACAGACGATCCATTGCCTCTTAAATTATGGCTAGAATAGTTGGTTGCATTATCATCATTAAATCTTAAAAATGAACCAGTTGGATAACCTCCTAGAGAAGACGTCCCCTTACCAATATATCTAAGTTGTAAATGAGTATAGGTTGAGGGTATATCAGAAAATGTAATTGATGATACTCCACCTGATCCAACATTTACAGTTGCTATAGATTCGTAATCTCCAGGAATAATATTTGTAGACAAAATGCTAAAAGATCTAGATGAACTATTTACCCCATCTGATGCTGTGATATCAAAAGTGTAGTTTGTGTCTGATTCTATTTCTGGGGCTGTGCCAGTAAGTGCTCCTGTTGATGAATTTAAAGAAATCCATGGAGATGCACTAATTATATTTATTTGCCCATACATTGATGAATGATATTGACATTGATAAAATAAAGTATTTGGTGCATTATTAGGGACTACAAACGTAACGGTTCCAACTTCTGTTCCCGCTCCAGTTACTCCTGTTGAATAAACATTGTTTGAATTATATCCATTGCCAGTAGTTTGAATATAAAAAGGGTGACCTGATGCATTTATGTTAAATGTATATGTACCGCCACGGGTTAATGTAATAGATCCATTTGAAACTCCATCAATTAAGTATGCTCCTGATCCGCTATTTGTTACTTGATACGTTACTGGCGTAGGAGTAGCAGTTGGTAAATTTGTTGAAGAATAAACTATTGAAGTCCCATCTGGATCTGTTGCAGATACCGATGCGTTTAAAGATGTTAATTCTGCTACTGTAGCAATATTTCCAGATGCTGTGTTCCATACAGGAGTTCCACCAGCATCTAAAGCATTTTCTAATATTGAAAATTTATTATCGTTATTTATAACCTTAATATCATATGGCTCAAAAGATACGGATAGTGCTGGGGTTGTAGCGGTAATACTTGTTTGGCTAACAAAAGTCACAACTGGTGAATTATAAGATGTTGAATTAGTTCCAATAAATTGAACTGTTGCCCCTGATTTAAAATTAAGTCCAGTAATATTAATTGTTGTTCCTGTAGTCGATGCAGTTGTTGGAGATATGCTAATTATTTCAGGAGCGGGATCTGGAGATATCTTATCCCATCCTGTTGAATAATATTGAATTAATGCGTTTAGAGTTGTGTCAAAATACAAGTCTCCAAGCACTGGAGATGCGGGCCTACCTGCGGTATTCCCTCTATTAATTCTTAAAATATTTTGTGTTCCATCTATGGTTTTATTTTCAAGCGTCTCTGTAGATTTTGGACCTTGAGGTTGTAAGTTAGATAAATTTATTACCATTATTTCATCTTCCATCCATAAGTAGATCCAGTATAGATAAATGATACTGAAAACCCATTTATATCTAATGATGCATTATCGGCAACACCATTTATTTTTTCGCTATTTCTATTTATAATAACATCGTTAACTGATGCATTGTTAGATGCATCTAAAATTTCTATTTCAGCTCCAACTGCTGGTGTCGCTGGCAAAGTAAGGATTCTGTCTCCTGTGGTGTCAACAAAATATCTTACGCCTGGTGATAATGTTATATTTGTAGATACTGACTGTGGAGAAAGTCCCCCTGCTATGCTAGACCATTGTGTTTCATAATCAGCATTACTTGATTTTACAAGGTACTGTCCTGTAGAGCCACCTGCTGCTACACCTGGTCCTGCTGGTCCAGTAGCGCCTGTAGCGCCAGTAGCGCCAGTTGCTCCTGTTGGCCCTTGTATTCCCTGTATTCCTTGTTCACCTTGCGGTCCAGTAGCACCAGTTGCACCTGTTGGACCAGTTGGTCCAGTTGGTCCAACTATTTGACCAGCATCTGTCCAACTAGTTCCATTCCAAACATATAAATTTCCATCTGCATCTACAATCCAGGAGTCTCCTATTGTATTTCCACTTGATGGTAAATTAACAACTGCAGCAACACTTCCTTTGAGTGTAACCGACGCCCCTGCTTGTCCTTGAGGACCAGTTGGACCTTGTGGTCCAGTAGCGCCAGTTGCTCCTGTTGGACCAGTTGGTCCTTGAATTCCTTGTGGACCTTGTGGTCCAGTTTCTCCCTGTGGTCCAGTTGGACCTGTAGCACCTTGATTTCCAGATCTAGTTACAACAAATAGCATGTGACTATTATTTGTTGGTATAGACGTAGAACCAGAAACATAAGATACTGGAACCTTATAATATCCAGATGCTGAAATTACTGATCCATTAATTGCAAAAACATAATTTTTAGATTCTGACTCTCCAGAAATTACTATGTGTCCTTTTATTGGAGAAGATGAATCATCCCAGCTTCCTATCCAATCAAATTGTGATAAAGAAAGTTTATCCGTATTACTTATATAAATATTTGTAGCGGTTAATGGAACAGCACTATTAAGTTTAAAATTACCAGATCCTGGATCTGAATCTGTAGATCCAGTTATGAATGACCACTTTATTCCAGCTGATGCACCTGTTAATCCAGTTGGTCCTGCTGGCCCTGTATCACCTGCTGGTCCTGTAGCACCTGCTGGCCCTGTAGCACCTGTAGCTCCAGTAGGTCCTGTGGGACCCGTTGCTCCTGCTGGTCCTATTGGTCCTTGTGGTCCCGTAACTCCAGATACCTGTACCCAAAAACTTCCATCATAAACATAAAATTCTCCAGTTTCATTATCAAACCAAACATCTCCTACTGAGGCTGTAGCTGGTGGATTAAATTGAACTTTAACGGCATCTTCAGCTGTTAATACAACACGATTGTTTGCATCGTCATATGTTGCAGTTATGTTCGTGTGATTAGCATGATTTAGCAGTGTTGCTGTTGCGTCTTGGATTTCTTCAGATGTTAATGATGTTGATACTGGGCCCCAAGATGTGCCGTTATAATATTTTAAAGAATTTAGGGATGTATTATAATATATGTCTCCAGCTATAGCTGACCCTGGGTCTTGGGCTAAAGCTACTAAATTTACGGGTAACTTAAATTTAATAGACATTTACTAACCTACTATTACTACCTTGTAGGCTCCCGACGCAGGCGCTGCTGCAAAAGAAATTGTTGCTACTGATGTGCTTGTTCTAACCACACCGACTTCAACAGACTCAAAGGTTGTTGCGTCAAAAACCTGGACCGTTACTTCTCTGGTTCCTAGGTTGTGAGTTACTGTAAATGATGTCGCTGTACCATCACCAATAACTTCTGTATATTTTCTTGTAATTGCATGATAATTTGTGCCATTATTTGTAAGGGTCCAATTATCATTTGTTTCATTCCATAGAATTTCAACGTCTGACTCTGATCCACGCTCTACTCTGATTCCAGCATCTGCTGTTGGTGTGCCAGTAAAGTCTGTATTAAGGTTAATCTTATTATCAACAATGTTTACTTGTGTAGTATTTACAGAGTTGATTGTTCCAGTTACGTTTAAGTTACCGCCAACTGTTAAGTTGTTTGTAATGCTTACGTCATTTGGAAGACCAATTGTTACGCTTGCGCCTTCTGAGCCAGATCCAGTAACCTCTATCTCATTAGCGGTTCCAGAAATTCCAGCAACGTAGTTTCCTGTGGTTTGTGATCCAAGGTTTACGTTCTTTATAGATACTGCGCCATTTGTTACTGTAAAATCATTTGTTTCGAATGATGCTACACCTTTATTGCTTGTTGTTGCATCTTCTGCGGATACTGTAATTGTATTATTTGTTACAGCTACATCGATACCTTCTCCACCAGATATTGTTAATGTATCTGTAAGAAGATTTACTGTGTCTGTTCCAGTATCTCCAGCTATTGAAAGATTAGTTGCTACATCTACTTCACCAGCTGCTGTTAGTCGTCCTCGTGAGTCTACTGTGAATGTAGGAATTTTTGTTGTTGATCCGTATGAACCAGCTGTTACCCCAGTTGTAGGAAGATCAATATTTACTGCTGCTGTTTCTGAACCAGAACCTGTAACTGTAATTGTTCCAGCAGATGAAGCTAGTGTTGCTACATAATCTCCAGTTGTATCTGTACCAAGGGCTACGGAGTTTGCAACAATTGTAGCATTAAGTGTAATTTCTCCAGCCGCATTAGTTGTGGCGGTTCCAGATAGATCTCCACCAAGTGTGATCGATATCTGACCAGAGGCTACCCAGTTTGTTCCATTGTAATAAAATAGTTTGTTGGATGTTGAATCAAAATATACTCTACCTTTGTAGGTTGCTTCTGATCCAGAAGGAACTGTTGGGTTTGAAGTAGCGTTCTCAATGCGGAGTTTCTGGATTTCCAGACCCGTCATGTCAATCGACGTTAAAAATTTACGTGCCACTATGTATGCTCCTAGGTATTAAAAATTACGACAGGTATGCTTTTCCAGAAAAACCTGCTGCAAAACTAATTATAACAGAATTATCATTCTGGTACTGGACATGCCCCTCGACTTGATATCCGTTATTATCCACTACGGTTACGTTTGGCTTAAACTGCAATTTATGGGCAGAAAAAGGTATATTCCAAGTAGTATTTGATATTTCTTGAGTATGAGTATATACAGACTCTGGTAGGGTAAATAGATCAATTGGGGTTCCCCAGTCTCCAGCATATGTTCTTGGACCATATAGCAAGTACTCTGGAACTTTAAGATAGAAGTCTCCTTCTACCGCATTAGCTGGAAAATTAGCTGTTGGTGTTTGGGTACCATTAAGTATTGAATTACCTCTAGGACCTGGCTGACCAGTATCAGAAATTATTACTTCATTTTCTGTTGTGGTGATATCTATAATATTTGAGTTGTCTATATAGTTAGTCATTAATTGTCACCGCTCTAGAAACATCTAGCCATCCCTCAAGTAGTCTTGTCACAACTCCGCTACCATTTACAATAATTAAATCATAGGCAGATTTTGGGTATGCAATTACCTTTGTTTTATCTGGATTAACATTAACATCAATTTTTCCAAGTAACGGGGTAACTGTAATACCGTCTCCTATAGAGCAAGATGCTAGGATTTTCTTTGATCCTGGTGCTGATTTTATATCCATATAGACTTGGTATTGTGTAAGGTCTATTGGGTCTCCATCTGGGTCTTTATAGACTATGCTAAAACGAAAATTGGCTGCTTGATCTACTTTCCAATTTTTAATTCCTGCCATCAATTATATACCTCCCAGATAATTCCATTTTATCATGAAAACGGTTCTAGACTGATGCTGTAGTAAGGTCCACAATCTCGCAATGGTCTGATGTACAGGCCAGGGTTTGAGCCCCTGCAGTCATATCTTCTTTTTCAAAAAAGCTTAGCTCTTCCCATCTAATTACAGAAGGCATCTTGGCTAATAATTCTAGATATGCTGTCTCATCAACCTCTTGGTATGGTGCTTGCTTATACGTATGATCTGAGTAGGGTAAAAATGATATTCCAGAAACTTCATCAAAATGTTCCCACACCCAAGCTCCTACTGCCATCCATTCGCTTTCATGAACAGAAACAGTAATAGATGGCTTATGCTCACACCATGCTCTTTGGTATGTCAGCCATATATTTAAGTGATCTATTGCTGTTAACTCATTTCTTAATATAGCACCTTCTGGTGCTTTTACTGGGAATGAAAATACTGTTGTTGAATCTGGCTTCATGACATCTGGCTCATTTGGAACATCATAAGATTTCATCAACTCTGTAAGTGGGTCTTTATTATCTGCACGTACGGTTCTAATATAATATTGTGAGTGCCATGGGTGCATACCAGAAGATACGCCAACAAGCTGGGATACAGTTCCAGATGGCTTTACGCATGTTATTGCAGTAGATTTATTTATACCTATTTTGCCAGCCTCTTCTGAGTTAACTTTACGGGCATATTCACGCATGCCGTTGAGAACCGTTTCTAGCTTATCAATATCCTGTTTTCCAGAAAAAAACTTGTGTCCGAATTGTCCTGTTAAGGATACTCCAAGCAGTCTTTCTTCTTCGGTATTATCTTTCCATATTTTACGAAGATATTTAAAATCTGTCAGTGTTGATTGCCATGTTCCAAGTATTGTGGCAAGTCTTACTTTGTTTGAAACGTCTTCTACGGTATCGTTTTCACGAATTACTACCTCTGAAAGATTACAAAACTGGTATGGTCTTAAGATAATTTCAGAGCAAGGGTTGGTTCCGTAGTGTACCTCTGGGTCACGTAGTCCGTATTTTGCTGCTTGCTTTTGGGCTGCTGCAACATTATAAATTCCACGTTCACCTGATTTAGAGTCATATAAATTTTTCCACTCTGCTATAAACTGAGCCATTTCTGGTCTTCTTGAATATGCAACTGAATTATTTGATAGTGCACGTTGTGAGTTATTTTCCCACCAATTTCCTACTTTAGCTTGAGCCATTTCTATATCATTAATATTTGATAACGAAATCATTGCTGATCTACGTACTCCGCCTACTACAACAATCTCTCCAATTTTACACATAATGTCATGACACTCTAACGGTTTTAAATTTCTTCCTACCGCATTTTTAAATACTTTAATTGTAAAATCAAATAAGTTGACAAGTGGTTGTGGCCCAGAGGATCTTCCACCCATTGTCTTTAACCTTGCTCCAGCTGGACGCAATTTACTAACATCAATTGTTGGTATTTGACCAGACCACAAAAGAGCTAGCAGCTCTCTGTATGCTTTTGCCCAACCAGTTTTAGAATCTTCTACTGTAATTATTGTTGATGATTTTTCTAAAGATTCTGGTACTGGTGGTAACTTATTTATATATTTATATTCTACAGAAAATCCTACTCCTGTACCACACATAAGAATGTACATTGTTTCATCAAATGTTCTTGGTGAATCTACTGGGACAAATGAGCAGTTATACCCTGCAACATGATCTCTCGACAAAGCTGGGCCAGCAGTCATAACAGATCTCATTGATGGCATTACATCTAAGTTATAAACAGATTTTTTTAATTCTTCTACTAATTTTGATTCTGGCTCGTACTTATAGTTTTCAAATAAGTGGTCAAGCATAAACTTAAAATATCTATCAACAGTCTCACCCCATGTCTCTCTACGATTTTCTGAATCTATATATCTTGCATATCTTGAGAGTGCAATGAATTCTTGGTAAGCTGATGGTAATGACATTTTATAAAGCCTCTTTCTTATCCCCATTGGGATTTTTTAGTTTTTGATTTGGATTACTAAGTCTAGCACAAACAATTTTCGGTGCCAAGTCTAGACTAGATGATTGAAGGCTTTTTTAGTTAAATCTATCCAATTATACTTTTCATAAATTTTTGTAGTATTTTTCAGGGCAATTGCGGAGTGTTTAGTGTAACTGTTTATTGCATCTAACATTAATTCTTTTAAATGATCGATCTTTGGCTCAAACATTTTTCCTGGATGCATTATTGGCCAAGGAGAGTCTCCAAGTGTTGACTCTAACTTTAGGGTTATAAATTCTTTATATGGTGCCCAAGACTCTGTACAAATTATTGGCATTGCCGTTGCCATTGCTTGAAGAGGTATAAATCCAAAACCTTCGCCCCAGGATGGGTAGACTAAACAATGGTGCATTGACATTAACTGAAGAAGCTCTTCATCTTCCATTTCACGATTTACAATTTTTATATTTGGATACCTTTGAGATATATCTATAAAGTTTCCAAATACATCCTTATGTCTTATGGTGTGTGCTTCATGAGCCTTTATAGTTAACTCTACGTCTGGGTTATCCCCAAATAACTCTATGAATGCTTTTACCGTTAGAGATCCTCCTTTTCGTTCAGCTGGTTCTCCTATGTGCAAAAATCTAAATTTGTTTTTTACTTCTCTAACTCTTGGGTTTTTCCATATATCGTGTAATCCGTGCTCATATACTTTTACTGGCTTTTTTACTCCAGCATCTACATACCACTCTGCAACAATTGGGGACGTAGCCCATACCTCATCACAGTTATTAAAATTTTCTAACCAGTACATAGGTAACTCAGTAGATTCCCAGGGAGTATATCCAATTGTATGTATATCTGATCTAATATACTTATAATGTATTGGCTGAACAAAATTAAGGTGAATGTCAGCTTTAGGGTTTGTAAGCGTAACAAAGTGTCCCAGGCTCTGTAATGATGATATTATGCCTTTTCCAGCCTGTCCATACCCAACGGTGGCATTATATCCAGACTCAGACGTAAAAAAGCTTATATGCATAGTACCTTCCGCTTCAGAATATATTAAGTCTACCACAGAGGTATTTTTTTTAAAATAGTTGACTTGGTCTATTTTAACCGATAAACTAATATTATGAGTAAAAACCTAATTATAAAAGTAATTAGTTACTTATCGATAATTGTAGTAGGTAGCAATATGATTGGTACCCCTATTGATTATGATAATTATACTAAAAATCCTTTGAAAAAGGTAAGTAGCTTAGGTGTTGGAGAGTTATTTTCTATTGAAAGTAGCAAGTACCAGCATTTAAAGGAAATTCTTGAGGCTAGGGAACTTAGAGAGTCTAAGCTCGAAGAGCTTAAAATGTCTAAGAATCTATCAGACGAGGATCTTGCTATATTATTATATCTAGTAGGGTTCGAGGGTAGAGACCTAAAGGAGGCCTGGGCTGTTGCTAAAAAAGAGTCCAATGGTCGCCCTATGGCATACAATGGTAATAAAAAAACAGGAGATAGTTCTTATGGGATATTCCAGATCAATATGATCGGAAATCTTGGACCAGCCAGACTTGAAAAATTTGGCCTAGACAACAACAAGGAGTTGTTAAATCCTGTTACCAATGCAGAAATTGCATTTAGAATGTCAAAGGGTGGTGAGGACTGGACCGCTTGGAAAGGTCTTACTCCTAGGACTCAGGAATGGATGAAAGAGTTTCCAGAGGTAGACGTAGAAAAATATAATATACCTGTATAAATTGTTTGACACTATTCATACAAAATGATACAGTTATTATATGGACCTAGATAATACTGGAACTATAGACATTAGAGTCGTCAGGCAGTGGCTTGATAACCGTGATGGTTACCGCCATGGAGCAGAGTGTACAACAAAACTACTATCTGGATTTGATGATGATGGTGTCTATTTAATATGCCTAGAGTGTAAAGAAAAAACATATGTTGGGTTACACACATACGAGATTATGAAAAGAGAATTAAATGTCTGAAGAAAATGACAACATACTTCTAGGAATTTATATACAGTTATCTAGAGTTTATGATATGCTTATGCTAGTAGCAGATGGAGTAGGTAAAGGTGAAGAAGCATTAGAAATAAGAAATCTTCATCAAGAGGGAAAGATCCTCACGCCGCCGCCATCTTTAGTGGAGGATGAAGATGCCTAAATATTTCGTTAATATCAGTTTAGAAGTTGATATAAATAAATACGATAATATCCAAGCCATAGTTGACTCATTTGATTTGATAGGATCTGCAGAAAATACAGAAGTCCTTGATGTAACATTTGAAAAGGTTGACGAGGATGGGCAAATAGATTCATTAGACGAAGACTACTAATAGTTTATACTCTTATTGCGAGTGTTACATAATGGTAGTGTCTCTGCCTTCCAAGCAGATAGTGCCAGTTCGATTCTGGTCACTCGCTCAATAAAAAACCCCCAGGTTTTATCCTAGGGGTTTATTTTTTTTAACTATTTACTTATTACCCTTTAAAGCTTTCCATGTAACTTTATCTACTATACCAGTTTCTGCAATTTTATTTGCTTTCTGGAATGCTTTTACTGCTGTAAGAGTTAGGTTTCCAAAATCACCATCTGCTTTTAATTTAAGAGCTTCTTGTAATTTTTTTATACGATCACCCTTATCCCCAAGTTTCATTGGCTTAAACTCTTCCTTAACCTCTTTTTTAGGTTCAGTCTTAGCTACCGCTACGGGCTTAGTTACGTTATTTTGTGGAGTATCAGTTGATCCAACTTTTGATAAAAGTGGAAGGTTTTCTTCACCAGTATATACTGGTCTACCCCAACCAACTACTGCATTAAGAAGTTTCTTTTTATTATTCTTAACGTATGCACGAGTTTTTTCTACGCACATTCCACCGTTTCTCTGATCCCCTTTTGCTGTTCCAGAAGTATTTCCTTCAATAACTTGAATTGTTCCATCGCCATTATTTTTAATGCAAATACCTACGTGAGAAATTCTATTTACTCCGTCGTCTGGAAAATCAAAATAAATCCAGTCTCCTGGTGTAGGATCATCGTTACGAGCATCTGCCCAACGATTATTCTTTTTAAACCAGTCTGACGCTGCTATAGTTGAAGCAGACTTTGGATATTTCTTTGCATCTAATCCTGAAGTAAATGCACACCAAGAAACGAATGACTGGCACCATGGCGCAAAATTAGCACCAGACCACTTACCGTATTTGGTTTCATTATCTTTAGGACCTTCGATGGTTCCTACTTCTTTTTTAGCAATTTCAATAATTGCCTCTAAAGATCCTTTTGCTGACACTATTACTTATCCGCCTTTTTCTTAGAAGGTTTTTTTACTGACTTAAGTGCTAAATCAACATCTTCTACTGCTGGCATTCTTCCAAAAGATTTGTCGTTTGGATTGATTGCACGTAATGCAACTGGGATTAATGCAGCGATTAAGGCCTTTGATAAATCTGCTGGATCTGTTACTCCCGCCATGTATAGTGCTGTTGCTGCTCCGACTACTGATCGTCCGTATGAAGCTAATGCATTTTTAATTTGTTCTGACATATATGTTCTCCTTATTATAAGTGAGCCGTTTACATGGACAATGCTCAGGTCCCTTATGCTTTTCATCATGTCCTACCCTACGAAAGGGGATCTATGATCCGAATAGAAAAGCACATTTATATTATAGCCTATTTAACTTTTATTTGTCTAGGCTTCTTTTCCTCTGGAAGAATGCGTTGAATATCAATTTTAAGCATTCCATCCTTGAGTTCAGCTGCTCCTACTTCCATATATTCACCAAGGGCCCACTCACGGGTAAATTTACGGGCAGCGATACCACGGTGGATAAACTTCGAATCGTTATCCTCCGCCTTTGTCTCTCCCTTTACCACTAGCTTGCCATCTGCTACTGAAATATCAATATCAGACTTGGTAAATCCAGCCAGGGCTAACTCAACAACAAAGTTGTCTTCGTCTACCTTGATTAGATTATATGGTGGATAGTTTGTAGCTGTAGATACACTCTGGACGTGATTCCAGGTGTCTAGGGCTCTATCGAACCCAATGAAAAATGGGTCTTTAAAAAGATCCCATGTATAAGTTGTTACCATTTTTTTGCTCCTTTTAAGCGAGTTAATTTAGCACTCCCCGAAGCGAAGTGCCAATAATATTATATCAAATATTTTATTTTTATGTCTATATGTCCGCAGTGAAGTGCGCCGAAAAGTAGGGGTAAGAACCCCCTTTCCTGTATAATTTAAGGATGGAATTATATGACCAATTAACCCCAGTAGAAAAAGCATATCATGATGCTCTATTAGGGGTAGTTGATAAATTCGGACCCTTTGATAAGGGTAGCGGTAGTGTATGGGTCGGATATGAAGATGGCCTAAATAATGAAAATGCCTCTATCGGAGTAAAGTGCGGTAACTGCTCATTTCATGTAGAGATTGCTGGAAGCACAGAATTAGGATGTAAGATACTATCCTTTAATGTAGAAGAAAATGGATTATGTAGATTAGCTGCTATACCAGATGGATTAGTGAACGCCGAAAATGGGGAAGACGAAGAAGATAATAATGACGATAATACCGACATGCCTGATATGGATAAATTCTGGAATGGAGCTTTTGTAAAATAATGTATACATACTATACCAAGATTGATAATGTAGTAGATGGGGATACAGTAGATGTATTCGTAGATTTAGGATTTAAGGTATGGCGTCAAGAACGTATGAGATTAGTTGGTGTTGATACCGCCGAGAAAAATACCCCATATGGTAAGGCTACCAAAGAGTATTTAAGTAAATTGCTCACTGGCAAGATAGTTAAGCTAGAGGTATTTAAGCCAGATAAATATGGTAGATATTTAGCAAAGATTTATATTAACTCCGAGAAATCGATCAACGACCAAATGGTTGAAAAGGGTATGGCTAAAGGCTATATGGGTGATTCCAAAGTAGGTCTGTGGACTGAAGCTGAATTAGCCAAAACCTCTATCGATATAGTATTAGAGTAGTTCCTTAGTAGGATCATAACTCTCTAGGGCTAGAAGGATCTCTTCTGCCATCCCGTCGAAATTTAATTTTTGCTCTGAAGTGATATATTGACCTGATTGAATCATCTTTTGTATTACAGATGATAGGTATTGCTTTTTAGACATAATTACCTCCCCTAATTTTAGGTTAGTAATCAATTATAAGATAGATAGACATATTTTACAAATTAAGTAATATGCCCTGATTATTTATATACTATGATATACGCTTAGAAGCTATATAAAGCGATATGGACACACCTAGTAGTACAAGTATAGGTACTAGTCCATTTAGATTATTAAGTAGGCTGTAATGGCCATTGTAGAACCGCCAGGCATACTCGTGTATTTGTGTTACGGTAAATAAAGTAGATACATGAAGGTGTAGGGCTAGTATTTTTGAAACCAGCCCAGACTCCCCGATGATCACATTGGGTTTATTTAAAATATTTAATGACATAAAACTATTCTGCTGTTTCTTCAGTATTACAAGAGCACTCGCAGCATTTTTCTTTAACTACTACAAAAGGGTCAAAACCTTTTGGAGTTTGTCTATGCCATGGTTCAGGGTAACTATTTTCCATACCCTATTTTATCACGGAAACCTTACATTGCCGTTGTCGGCAAAGACAAGAGCTAGTGAATCTCCAGGTTTTATAGACAGCTCATTTATTCCTACCTGAGCCCAGGTATACTTTCCATTTAGATCAAATGGATTTGGAATGAGTTGTTTTCTTTTTTCAAGAATCGCCCAGTATGCTTTCTCTGATGGCATCTCTTCACAACTCTCTTCTTTAATTCCAGGAAGGTTATTTAAACGACATACTACAGCATCTCCATACTTAGCTGTACCTTGAACTTTAAATCCGTTATTTTTTAAAAAGTCTAGAGCCTTTACTTCATCTACCCATTGAATACACTCTTCAACGGTTGGCTCTCCTAGTACTCCATAATCAACATATAAATTTATGCAATCTGGATTTGAATTAGTGGCAACTGATATTACTCCAAAGCCACCCAGCAATACTGCTATTGATAAAACTATTCTATATACCATTTTCCTCCATGTATTTTAATCGTTCTGCGTGTTTGTCTAAATCCTCTTGAGTGACCAATTTTTCGGTAGGAGGAGTTGTCTCCTCTTCCCTTTCTAGTGAAGCCTCGAAATTATCTAGAATTGGCACGTCTCTCCCATTTAGTTCCTTCTTGGATCCATCCATCTTTATCTCTATCGACGGCGGACGGGTCATAACCTTGATTCTTAAGTGAGTCAAAAGTCTCTATCAAAGTAATAGCCATAGCTATACCCATATATACGATTATTGCTTCCATATATTAATATTAGCATATGGGTCAAAGTATGTCTATACATGATATGCCCTGTTTTTATATATATTAGGTATTATGTTACTGATGAGTAACATATATAGGTATTTATATTAAAGCTTTATCTTTTGTATCTTTTATTCTATACTTATACTTGGGAATTAGATTTTAGCAAAACCCCCCCTCCCCCCATAAATTAAAATTATATGGTGAGAAGAAGAAGATTCACTAAACTCCCAAGAAGTTACTTGGTGTATTGAGTTCTAGTGTAAACCCCCAAAAACCGTTTTACTCAGTATAACAGCAGCTTTAGTTTTATGTCAACCCCTGATCTAAAATACCCAAAATGTTAATAAATTTTTAATTTGTAT